AGTACAGATAATAGATTACCATGAGGAAAGAGGTCATGGTTTACCACACTACATACAGTTGCTAGAAGAAAAACCCTACATCTACAAGGATCACTTTGCTCCACACGATATTGATGTACAGGAGTTTGGCAATGGAAAGACCAGAAGAGAGATAGCATATCAGTTAGGAGTTAGGTTTAAAGTAGTACCGAAGCTACCAGTAGAAGAAGGTATACACGCAGTAACCATGCTGCTATCTAGATGTTGGATAGACACAGACCATTGCAAAAATTTGATAGATGCGTTAAGACATTACCATAGGAAGTACATCGACAAAAATAGAATGTTCAGATCGAAACCTGTACACGATTGGAGTTCACACGCTTGCGATGCTATGCGTTACCTAGCTGTTGGTCTTCAAGAAATTAATACTAGACAATCGGCTCCACAAAGTGTAGCAGATAATGATTACAGGATTATATAATTATGGGATCAATATTTAAACCAAAAATGCCAGCGTTGCCACCACCCCCAGCTCCTATCGAAGCTCCAGAAGCAGAGTTGTCTCCAGAGGAAAAAGCAAAAATAAAAGCTGAGCAAGATGCAATCATGAGAAGAAGAAAAGGCAGAAAGTCTACAATCCTTACTGGACCACTTGGTATACAAGAATCTGAAGAAGCTAAACTTAAAACTTTATTAGGAGAATAATATGTTAGATAAAATTAAAAAAGCTATTAAGAAAATGAAACCTGCTGCAAAGAAAGCAGAACCTAAATTTAACAACATGAATGATTTACAGAATGGTATAGCAGTAAACAAAGAAGCAAAATCTGAAACTATATCTGAAACTAAATCATCTTTAACATTCGGTAAGTAATGGGATCTCCTAGTGCAACAGGTGGTGGAAGAACTGACGCTGGACCAAATAGAACCACAGCTTATAAAGCTGGAGTAGGAAATATAACTGAAAGTGGAAAAAAAACTCCTTTATATAAATCTGATAATCCAGATGCTTTTAGAAATCGTGGTGCTGAAAAAATAAAAAAAGGAGTTAATACTCCATCATTAGCAATTAATGTTGGTGCAAGGATTTTATCTAAACCATTACAAGCTGGATCAAAAATGACTAGAGATTTTTTTAGACAAAAAGTTTTAGGATCAAAAAATTATAAAGGAACAACAAAAACAGAATTTGATTCAATGAGTAGATCAGCTCAAGAATCTATGTACAAAAGTTATATTACTGGAAGAACTTCTGGTAAAACAGATGCTTATGGTAATCCTATATCACAAGGTGATAATGGTGGTGCAACAAGTACAGGTGGTCAAGTAGTACAAGCTCCAACAGTAACTGCTCCAACTACTGCAGAAGTTTCACAAACAACAACTGCAGAAGCAAAGGAAGATGATATTCTTTTAAGAAAAAGAAAAGCAAAAGCTAAAGGAAGATCACCAACAATCATGACAGGCGTTACTGGTGCAACTGGTAGCTTGACTTTAGGTAAACCAAGTTTATTAGGTAGTTAGTATGGCACAAACAGATAAAGCAAAAAATTTATTAAAACGATATGATCGTTTAAAAGCACAAAGACAAAACTGGGAAAGTCATTGGCAAGAAGTTGCAGACTATATGCAACCAAGAAAAGCAGATGTAACCAAAACAAGATCTAAAGGTGATAAAAGAACAGAACTTATTTTTGATGGTTCACCATTACAATCAGTAGAACTATTAGCTGCATCACTACATGGTATGTTGACTAACCCATCTACACCTTGGTTCTCTTTAAGATTTAAACAAAATGATATGGAGAATGAGGATGAAGCAAAAGAGTGGTTAGAAGATGCAACAGAAGTTATGTACTCTGCATTCAATAAGTCTAACTTCCAACAAGAAATATTTGAATTGTATCACGATCTAATTACATTTGGAACTGCTGCAATGTTTATTGAAGAAGATGATGAAGATATTCTAAAATTTTCTACAAGACACATTAATGAAATCTTTATTGCAGAAAATGACAAAGGAAGAATTGATACAGTATTTAGAAAGTTTAGTTTATCTGCAAGAGCAGTAATGCAAAAGTTTGGTGATGTATCAATGAACATCGCAACTAAAGCACAGAAAGATCCATACCAAGAAGTAGAGATTATGCACGCAGTATATCCTAGATCTGACTTTGATCCTACAAAACAAGATAAAGAAAATATGCCTTTTGAATCTGTATACTTAGATGCAGAATCTGGAGACGAATTATCTGTATCTGGTTTTAGAGAGTTCCCTTTTGTAGTACCAAGATACTTAAAAGCATCACACGAAATTTATGGTAGATCTCCTGCAATGACAGCTTTACCAGATGTTAAGATGCTAAATGAAATGTCAAAGACTACAATCAAGTCTGCACAGAAACAAGTTGATCCACCTTTATTAGTTCCAGATGATGGTTTTATGTTGCCTGTAAGAACAGTACCGGGTGGTTTAAATTTTTACAGAGCAGGAACTAGAGATAGAATTGAAACATTAAACATTGGAGCAAACACTCCATTAGGTTTAAACATGGAAGAGCAAAGAAGAAACTCAATTAGAAATGCTTTCTATGTAAATCAATTAATGATGCAGAGTGGTCCACAAATGACAGCAACAGAAGTTATACAAAGAAACGAAGAAAAGATGAGATTGCTTGGACCAGTATTAGGTAGACTTCAATCTGAATTATTAAAACCATTAATCGATAGAACTTTCGCATTAATACTTAGAAAGAATTTATTTAGACCAGCTCCAGAATTTTTAGCAGGTACAGATATAGAAATAGAATATGTATCACCATTAGCTAAAGCACAAAAGTCTACAGAGTTATCTTCTATCATGAGAGCAATAGAAATCTTAGGTAGCTTATCAAATGTTGCTCCAGTATTTGATCACATCAATATGGATAAATTGGTTAGACACTTGGCAGACATTGTTGGTGTTCCACAAAAAATATTAAAACCACAATCTGAATTGAATGCTGAAAGACAACAAGCAGCACAACAACAAGAACAAATGCAACAGATGCAACAAGTACAACAACTAGCGGAAGCAGGGGGAAAAGTAGCACCATTAGCAAAAGCATTACCAGAAGAAGCACAGGCTTTGGCAAACGCTGATGTTGAATAATTTATGGAAACAAATAAACAGCTAGAAAGTCTAGTAAAAAAACTTAGAGAAAATTATCAATATATTTTTAATACAGACGAAGGCAAAGAGGTTTTGTCTGACTTAGAAAAAAGATGTCATTATCATTCTACCACCAATGTAAAAGGTGATAGTCATGAGAGTGCATATATGGAAGGTCAACGCAGCGTACTTCTATTTATAAAACAAATGCTGCAAAAGGAGAATAAGAATGTCAAGTGAACAGATAACACAAAGTAATGTGCCTGTAGAAGAGACAACAACTACTACAGACACTCCTCAACAAACAGAACAAACAATTAGTTCTACAACAACAGAACAACCAACTGTTGCTAAATCTTGGAAAGATACAATCTCAGAAGAGTTTAGAAATGATCCAAACATTTCTAAGTTTACTGAAATAGATGCGTTAGCTAAAAGTTATATCAACGCAACCAGAATGATTGGTCAAGACAAAGTTGCAGTACCAAATGAAAACTCAACAGACGATCAATGGCAAGAAGTTTATGGAAAACTAGGTAGACCAGAATCTCCAGATAAATATAAACTAGAAGCTAACTCGGATGTAGTTCCATTAGATGAAGGTGCAATAAAACAATTTGCAGAGAACGCACATCAACTTGGTTTAAATAATAAACAAGCACAAGGTATCTTAGAGTTTTACAAAAATTCTATGGAAGGTTCTGCACAACAAGCAAGAGTAGATACTGAAACTGCACAAGCAAATGCAGAAGCTGAGCTTCGTAAAGAGTGGGGTGGTAACTATGATGCTAACATTAAGAAAGCTGGATCAGTTGCTAAAGCAAATATGAATCCACAAATCTTAGATATGGAACTAAAAGATGGTACACGATTAGGAGATCATCCAGAAGTTATTAAAGGTTTTGCAAACATTGCAAACATACTATCTGAAGATAAATTAGTAGGTACTGAAAGCGAAAGCGTTGATAGAAGTACAGACTATGAAGCTGAGATTAGTAAACTTGTTAATGATAGGGATGGTCCATATTGGAATAAAGCACATCCAGATCATGATAAAGTAGTTCAACAAGTATTTACTTTAAGAACAATGCTTAATGGATAAAGAAGAACTAAGATTAGAAATACTTCGTATTGTAGTGGAAGCTGGATCAGAGAATCAAAAATCTAATCCCTTGCCAATCTGCGAAGAATATTATACATGGGTTTGTAAGGCGAGTGAAAATTCGCCTAACAAAAGAAAGACAATTCGTAAGAACCTTTCTGACAACAAG